AGATTTGTAGGTATTCCACAACTCCAAAAACTCATTGTCTGTCAGTTTTTCCGTTGCCATTTACAACTTCCTTCGCCAATAAAGAGTGCCTTTAGCACCCCAAGGGACAGTAGGCTCAAACATTTTAAACCCACACGAGATAAGACTATTGGCAGAAGCTGGATTGTCATAAGTGTCTGTGATCAACCAATTCCAACCTAATGCCTTTGCTTGCCGAATACGGACTTTAATAAGTTTTTTCTGTAAACCTTGTCCACGAGCAGCAGGAATAACACCTGCACGGCACAAGTAACCACAATCAGACCAACGCATAGAGGATACAAGGCCAGCAAAACCAAGCTCATGACCAAGCGCATCACGAATAACCCACCAGTACCCATACTCAGTACTATGCGGTCTGTCATACGGTAAACAGTATTTTTGAAGTGCATAAAGGGCTTCTCTGTTTTCGTCTTTGCGTATATCAACTTTACGGATTTGCATTTTCACATTAGACGAGTTGAGAGTTATATATTTATGACAGCACCTGATATGCTTTCTGAGTTTTTGCTATGCGCTCAGACAAACCAAAAGTTCCGCCATTGATCTTGCGTGTCAACGCTTCATAGTTGTTGGCTTCAGCCAAAGCATTGCAATTGTGTGTTGACCAAAACCAACCAGCACTTAACGCAGCGTATTTAGGCGTGGACACCAGATCGGGTTGGGCCACGAGATCTTCACAGAGCGCCTGACCGCAATGCCAGTAGGAGTCATGCCCAGTGAGTTGAATCGCACCCCTGCCTCTGAACCGATACCCGTCCCCAGACGCTTCGTCACGATTGCCCATGCGAGAGGCGTAAACCTTGTTGGCGATGCGTTGTGGCTGGTGTGCGTAGGCATTAGCAATCTCCATTGTCGGGAATCGTTGAGGCCACAGTTTATTCAATGTTTCTGCTTTGTAATTCAGATTCTCTTCAAGGGTTTTAAAGTTGTTGCATTCATGCGAACATTGACCAATAAAAGCCGCTTGTTGACGAACAGATTGAATATTAAATTTATCAAAAGTATTGTTTAAGGCATCCACCCATTCAGAACCAATACCCAATTGTTTGAGTTGTTCAACGTTTATTGACATATAATTAAGTTTTTGTTGGAGGAAACATGGATAAATTTGATTATCAACATTTGCGAGAATCTTTTACATACTATCCAAAAACTGGAACACTTATCCGAAATAAAAACGGTAAATCTATGGATAGCCTTGACTTTTATGGATACACACAAGTTTTTTATCGTGGCAAAACATACAAAGGCCATAGACTCATTTGGGCAATATTTTTTGGTGAATTTCCTAAAGGACAAATTGACCATATAAATGGCGTTCGACACGATAATCGAATTGAGAATCTTCGTGATGTAAATCAACAACAAAATTTGCATAATCAAAAATTGCCTCACAAACAAAATAAAAGCGGTTATCTTGGCGTTTGTTGGAACGAAAAATCTAAAAAATGGCAAGCAGGAATTTCTATAAACAGAAAAACAAAATACCTTGGCGTTTTTGATAACAAAGAAGATGCTCATAAAGCATATCTTGAAGCTAAAAAAATTTACCACGTTATTTAGCTTTACCACGGACAATCTCCCTCATTTTTTCGTATTGGTCGATACAGGCGTTGAGCTCGACGATGGCGCTGTCTCCGTCGTTGGTGATGGCGACAAGATTTTCAGAAGTCTGTCTGTCAAGTTCGGCTCTCGTTTCTGAACCGCTAGAGGAGGCACATCCAGCCGGGGTGGCGACGTTGACGAACAACCGCTGCTGACCAGTATGGATAGCGCTAATAAGCTGAGAGTTTTTAGCTGCCAAAGATTGTTTGGCTTGGGCAAGTTTGACATCTGCTTGTTCCTTTGCATCTTGCATTTCCTGATTTTTCTGACCAATGACAATAGCATCTTCTTGCTCCTTTTCTTTGTACCCTTGGTGATGACCGTAGCCATACACGCTACCCAAGGCCATTAAAAACGCAAGGATAACCCAAGGGTTTAAAAAAGGAAACATGATCAGTCCTTAAGAGTTTGACGGGCAGCGGCAATCGCCTCACGGTCTTCATCTGGCTCTAAGTAATGAGCAGGTGTTTTTGGAGCCGGAGGAGGCTGCCAACCGCCGTCAATCTGTATGGTCTGAACAGGAGGAGCAACATAAGCTGGCGCATTGTTTTTAGCCGCCGTCATCATGTTGGTTGCTTCTGTCACAGCACCTTTGGTCATAATCCCGCCAATACCACCCACAATCAGCAGAACAATATCGTTCAGCATCTTTGTGTAGGCTTGGTCAATAGGAGCCATTGCCTTGATCGGTTGGGTAACAAACGTCACCGAATAAATCAAAGCAATCACAATGAAAAACAAAATCCACGTGACGATACGAATGACAAAAGCCCTTGTTTGGGCTTCTAGTTCATCGGCAGTTCGAGGCGGTTTGTTGAGCTGGAGTTCCAGCCACTTGAGCATTAATTCCTTCAATTTTCTTCTCCAAGATAGGTGCTACAAGATACTCAGGACAAGTCTGCGTAAACTCACACGCAGGTTTTTGACATTGGGCATCACCAAAATGATTAGGGTCTTGACAGGTGTACCGATAACGGTCTTCACATGCCGTCAGAATCAGCAGACTTAGAAGCAGCAGCTTTTTCATGCAATTCCCTTTTCAGTTTTTTGAGCTCGTGTATTTCATACCGCAACTCAGCTTTCATCTTCAAGTCATCAATCACCAACAACACAGTGATCGGCAAAGCCAACATCACCACCAAAGCCAAAACAACTACTCCAACCACAAACCATCTCGTGTCATCTCTAGCCATCTGAGCGACAGCAGAAAGCCCCACGTCCACAGAACCAGAATTAGAACTGTACCCACTTGGACTGCCCGATCTATTCTGTGATTTTTGAGGAGCTCCCGTCGCCATTTTGCATCCACTTCCTGCTTGCGTTTGAGTTGACGAGCAAACTCTTGTTGTTCCAATATGTCATCATAGGTCTGCAAGAACTGGCGATACAAATCTTGCAACCCAAGACTCTCAGGAGTCCATGACATAGCTTCCCTGACCTGAACAGTCATCTCTCTCATTTGCCAACGGATCTCAATCAGATCTATGGCGTTGTCTGCCACCTTGTCAGTTGTGCTACTTTGAGATTCAAGCTCTAGACAATGCTCTTTCAATTGCCTTTGAACATCAAAGTAGATCTTCAACTGTTCAAAAATTTCGTGAACTGCTTTGGCTTTGTATTCCTCGTAACTTAGTTCTGGTTCAGGTTGGCGTTTTGTTGTTTGTTTTACAGTTTCTGAAACAGGTTTCTGAACATTAGGCGTTGAAGCAGGCGCTCTCTGTGCCATGCCAAATAGCCCTTTGACCCAACCCCAGACACCTTTGACTTCGGCATATATCGCTTTAGCATCTTTTACACCGCCTTCAACTTGTTTCTTGAATTTATCAATCTCTGCTTTGCCTTCAGAAAGCATTTGACAGCCAGTACGGATCGCACTGACTGCGCTTTGTGCCATAAGCAAGAGACTGATTGGGTCAATGATTTACTCACTTCTTGATGAATTGCGCCCAGAACAATGAAGCAGCAGTAAAAGCGCCAGCTACCCAAAGAATAGGTTTGGCAGCAGACCCAATCCAACCAAGTACTTTGAAAGCACCTTGTAAGCTATTAAAAGCTTCGACAAGACCTTTTGTATTGGTATCAATAGAATCGACTTTTCCTTCAACAGCAATCAGTCTGTCATAAATTTCTTTGTGAGTTACGTCTTCCATGATTAATCTTCTTTAGCTTTGTTGATACCTTCAAACACATTCATAGGATTTAAAACAACACTATGAGGTGCAACCATTCCATGATGAGATGAAACTTGTTGTTCAGGAGGAACAATTGCGTTACCCATCAAAGGTTTGCTTCCAGTTTTGTATTGAGGATTTGGAGCAATACCACGAGATTTACGAACTTCTTTTGGAATTTCGTTATAGATTGGACGCATTTGTGTTTTTTCGACATTCTTTAATGCTTCTTCATGGCTTAAAAATGGTTTTCCATTATTGTGCTCATCAATATAAGCTTTAGCGCCATCAATGTCGTATTGATTAACAAGCCAACCCATTCCTCCACGAGTCCATCCTTCAGGCCAATGAGCGCGTTCATTAACTTTTGATGGAGGCTTAACAGGTTGAGCTTTAGATTGTTTGTTAGCTTCAGATTTGACAACCATCTCAACATCTTGAGCCGTAGCTTTAGGCGATGTTGCAGGAGCAAATGGCTTTTTAGTTTCTGCTTTTACTTCTTCAACTCGTTTATTAACTAGCTGTTCTTCAGTTGTTGATTCAACTGGATTGGAAATTTGTTGACCAGTTGGCTCATTAAATCCAGTATTGGCTGGAGCTTGTGGTTGAGTTTGGTTCATTGTCGGCTCAACACGACCATGAGTAACTTGCTCTTGACCGTTAACAGATGAACCAATTCTGGTAAACAATTGATTAGCTAAAGCAGCAGTTCCAAGAATGCCACCTAAAGCGCCTGCCGCGTTCCAAAAATTTGCATCTCCAATGTTGTTTCCAAGAGAATTAACAGCAGAAGGAGCAACAGTAGGAGGCGTAGTTGCATTTAATTGTTGTTGAGCAGAGGCTGCTTGTTGAGCCAATGTTGCAACATCAGGCGTTTGAGTTTGCTGAGTGGGTTGCGTAACAATTGGTGGACGTGGTTGAGGCGTTTGTTGAGTAACAACAGGTTGTTGGGGTTGAACAGCAGGTTGAGCAGGAACAACTTGTTGAGGTTCTGGCGTTGCCAAACTGCCAAACAATAGCCTTTTCTCTGCTTCATCCATTATCTTTTCTCCCATTTGCCATTGCGGCGAACCAAAATGTTATTGGCATTGTCAGACCACAAGTCACCTTCATTGAATTGTGGTTGATATTTGGAATCTTTTGCCAATGATTGAGAATGTTCAAATCTGTTTTGCAAAGCTTTGTAAATGTCAGTATTAACAAATTCTTTATCCAACGATTCAACATCGTAACTTTTGCCAGAATGCAATTGATCACGTGCAGCTTTGTACAAGAATTCATTACGAGCAGCCAACAAAGCATTGTTATGACGTTGTGCATCCAATGTAGCCAACATTTTTTCAGGTCCAGTTAGTGCAGGATCAATCTTGGCAAGATCAACAGCACCGGGTGGCAAAGCACTCAAAGGAATCTGTTTCATGTTTGCTTCGTTTTCAGCATTCAAAGCATTAACACGCATCCAGTTTTTAAATTCATCAGGACCACCAAGGATCTGTTGCATTTCTTTTTCAATCAAATTGCGCTGGTTAGCTTGAACTTGATTGGTATTAGAAGTGCCAGTTGTGTTGGCATTTTCTTGAGAAACGTTTACGCCACCAGTTGTTCCTGATGTGTTGGAAGATCCTGCTCCAGCAGAAATTCCACCTTTAATGCCGGGAATAGCAGCTTGTCCGCCTTCACCTTCACCACCAACACCGCCTCCAACTTTTCCACCAACGTTTGCGCTATTAGTGGCTGTGTTTTGGTTGCCAGTATTAACAGAACCTTTAGCCCCAGAAGTTGCATTAGCAGTTGTTCCTGACGTCATGTAGGC